GCGAGCTTGAAGATCGCCTGTCCCGCATCGCTCGGCAGGTTGCCCAACGTGCAAGCCATCGTGCCGTAGTTCTTGCTGCCCTTGAGCTTAGTCACAACCGACGTATCGACCGGCGTGAACTCAACGATGGTGGCGACGACGCCGTGGTTGCCGTAGTTCTCGACCTCACCGACCAGCGTGTACACCATGCCCGTGTCGGAGTAACCGGCTTCATCGTACGTGATCGGAATGCTCGCGCTCACCGCAAGCGTTGCTCCCGCAATGGTTTCGACTACTGTGCGTTGTGCCATGATGTGCTTCCTCTTAGAAAAGAAAAACCGCCCGAAGGCGGCAATAGACTGCGGGTGCTACTGATGCTCGGTTATGTTGCTTCTGAAAACTGGACGATAAAATCGCGACTCTGCATGTGCACGCCATCCTCGGCGTCGTAGATATCCGGATTGGCGCTATCTGGAAGAATGGAATCTAAGTCCACGCCGCCGGTCGATCCGCGCGTGTGCGGTAGCGCCTTGCGTACCAACTCCAGGATCGACTTGCACTGCGAGTACGTCTTCGAGAATACGGTCACCTGCACGCGGCTGGTCGCGAAGACCTCCGCCGTATTCATCGCCACCGTGTTGCGCTCGACCGTGCTGATGTGATCGATCGATAGCGCCGGTAGCACCGTATTGATCGGCAGCGCGCCCGCTTTGATCCTGATCGCGGGTACGGCCGCTAGTACCGCCGCATCATTCGCGAGCAGGTAACGAACAGCAACGACGGCGTTACTCATTCGTCACCCTCGATTCTAATGTGCGCGGTGTTGATCCCGTGCTTGGTCGCCAAGCGGCGCTTAATGTAATTACCGGCCGCAACAATCGCGCGGCGGTTTGTGCGATCCAATGCCGGGCGCATGAACGGCTGCGCGCGTAGCGGCGGGTGCATGACCGAACTTACCCACTGTCCGCCTATTAGCAAGCGCTTGACCTGCGACGTGACAGACGGAATCCGGTACTTGCCTGGCGTTTGCTTTGCGCCGTACTCGATCATGTGCGCGTAGAAAACATCGGCACCTTTCTTCGTCTTGCCGCCAGCCATCACGCTCGCATTGATCCGACGACCTCTGCGCCGCGTCGTGATCCTGATGCTGTCGCGCAGCGCGCCTTGATAACCACCGTATAGTCTCTTGCCCTCTGAGCTGGGCGGACCTACGGGCACGAGCCGCAGCGCTTCCTTGCGTATCTCAACGGCACCAGCGCGCAGTGCACCGCGCATGATATTCGTCTCGACTTTCACCGGGAATTGATTGAGCACCTTTTGCAAATCGGCAAGCCCTGTTACATAAACGTCAGCCATGATCTCAACTCGTGAACTTTTCGCAGACCATCTCAAGCATCTCTTGCCGCCCCATCATCGCGGGCCCGCCGACGATCTGATACACCACATCTCCGTTGCGCCCGTGCACGACGATCCGCATCTCGCTCGTGATGTCGTCGCGGTAGCGCATACGCACGCGCACCTGATTGCGCGCGACTTCCAAACCTTGGCGCACCGACTCGCTGCGGCTCGGCAGCACGTCCTCCACGTTTGCCCACACTTGCGTCAAACGCAGCCACGTCACGATCTCCGTCCCATAGCTCGCATCAAGCTCGACGCTCTTGTAATCGATGGAGCAGCGCCGATCAAGCGTGCCTGCGCGAACGGCCATCTAGCGCTCCTGCACCAGTAAGTAAATCGTGCGCTCATCCTGCCGCCCGCCTGCCGTAGTAATCCGGCACGTGATACTCGCCACGGTTTGATCCGTGCCGCTGTGCGCCCAGACCGTGACGACCGTGCCCGCAAGAATAGTCGTTGGCACCTGCACGCCGACCGCAGTCACCGTGCGCGTCAGGATCGTGTCGGAGATCGCCGCGAGCCAATCCGTCCAGTCGAATGTGTAGTCGAGTATCGCGTCTACATCCATCGGAATGTTCGGCCGGTTCTGCCCGACGAAGCTGTAGGTTTCGGTAACTGCCATTACTCGATCTCCAATATCCGGTTCTCTGCGTGTATCCGCCAGCCGCGATCTTCAGGGTTGATCGTAAGCGTGCGGTTCTCCGCGTTGATCAAGTACGTGCGCGCGGGCGAGTATTGGAACGCCTGCGACAAGCCAATCGCTGCCGCCCCACCTACACCCGCCGCACTACCCACGGCACGGAATGTCGCGAAGCCGATTGCCGATGCATCGCCTACGCCGTCCGCGCTCGCGATGCCCGCGAACGTCGCGCGGCCCACGGCAATCGCCGCCGCTACACCCGCAGCACTACCGACCGCGAGCTTGACTGCCGTGCCGACCGCCGGTGCTGCGCCTACGCCCGCCGCCGCGCCTACCGCCAGATGCCGCGCGATCCCAACCGCAGGTGCGTCGCCCGTACCTGCCGCAGCGCCTACACCGCTCCCAGTCGATACGCCGACCGCCGGTGCTGCGCCTACGCCCGCCGCCGTACCTACAGCCGCGAAGTCTGCGCGTCCAACCGCTGCTGCTGCGCCAACGCCTGCCGCAACGCCCACGCCCCGTGCGTCCGCACGACCTACCGCCAGGGCGTCGCCGATGCCTGCTGCTACGCCTACTGCTGCGCCAGTGTTCGATACCGCTGGCGCGTCGCCTACGCCTGCCGCTGTGCCGACACCCCGAGCATCGGATCGCCCTACTGCTAGGGCGTCGCCTATGGCGGCGGCGGTTCCTATGCCTGCCGAGTCTGCCCGGCCAACCGCCAGCGCATCGCCTGCTGCCGCTGCCGTGCCGACGCCAAGGAAGCGCGCTAGGCCGACCGCAGGCGCGTCGCCCGTGCCCGCCGCTACGCCTACACCCGCCGCATCTGCGCGCCCTACAGCGGGCACTGTAGCCACGCCAGCCGCAACGCCTACACCCCTGGCATCTGCACGCCCAACCGCGAGCGCATCGCCAACCGCTGCGGCGGTGCCTGTTGCAACGCCGGAGTTCGATATCGCTGGAGCGTCGCCCAGGCCAGCCGCTACGCCAACGCTCCGCGCCGTCGAGATCCCGACTGCGAGCGCATCGCCCGTACCAGCAGCAACGCCTACACCCGCCGAGTCTGCCCGGCCTATCGCAAGCGCATCACCTGTGCCCGCTGCCGCACCGACTGCGGGCTTGACCGCCGTGCCAATGGCAGGCGCATCGCCCACGCCCGCAGCGACACCGACGCCTCGTGCGTCCGCGCGTCCGACCGCTGCCGCCGCGCCGACGCCATCTGCCGCGCCAACGCTCGACGATAGCGATACCGCAGGCGCGTCACCGACACCCGCAGCCGTGCCGACACCCTCGGCGGTAGATCGACCAACTGCGAGCGCGTCACCCGATCCTGCTGCCGCACCGACCGCACGGAAGTCTGCGCGTCCAACCGCGGGAGCGTCACCGATACCTGCGGCGGTACCAACGCCGATACCCACGTTCGCGGTGGCCGGAGCATCTCCGACGCCCGCTGCTGCGCCAACACCACGCGCGTCTGCCCGACCAACGGCCGGAGCGTCTCCAGTGCCCGCTGCTGCTCCGACCGCAAGGAAATCCGCGCGGCCGATTGCCGATGCGGTGCCTACGCCATCCGCAGAACCGACGCCGAGATTGCGTGCAAGCCCAACTGCCGGAGCATCGCCTACGCCATCGGCAGCACCAATACCCGCGAAGCTTGCAAGCCCGACCGCTAGCGCGTCACCTGTGCCGGCCGCTGCACCGACACCTCGTGCGTCCGCGCGCCCTATCGCGGGAGCATCACCCGTGCCCGCTGCGACACCATCGCCCGCTGCGTCTGCGCGCCCAACCGCAGGAGCGTCACCCGTGCCGGCAGCGTCACCGACGCCTAAGTATCGAGCTAACCCTACGGCTGGCGCATCGCCTATACCCGCAGCAACGCCGACGCCACGGAAGTCTGCGCGACCGACTGCTGTTGATGCGCCAACGCCCGCTGCTACGCCGATCGCGAGCTTGATCGCAGTGCCGACTGCGGGCGCGTCACCTACGCCGGCAGCAACACCAACTGCCTCACCCGCAACCGGCGGGAATAGCAGCGCGACGTTAACCCGTCGTGGCTTACCCGGAAAGCGAACCTTTGTAAATCGTAGGCGCTTGATCATTGCGCAGCGCCCCTGTTACGACTATCCGCCGATTTCGCGGAACTTCACGAAGCCTGAAAAGGTCGTCGACGCAGCAGGCGCATTTATCAATCCAATCGCAAGCCGACTAGCGACGCCGGCCGTCGGGCCGAGAACGACAAGCGGTTCCTCATAACTGCCTTTGAATAACCAGCCGTTCAGTATGTTTTGCGCCTCACGCATAAGTTCGGTCGTCTTCGCTGAACTTGCCGCCGGAAGCATCGTGCGCGCCGTTCCGCCGAATGCAGGCGTCCCGACTTCAACTGGCGTTGGCGTGTTCGCGGTGCCGACCGCCTCGTTCGCGGTCGCCGTGCGCCATACGCCGAGCGCTAACTGCTCACTCGTCTCGATCGTGTCTTGCGTAATGTTGATTTCCTCGACGAAGATAACCGCATCAGTCGGGCAACTTAGAAAAAAGAACTCAATTGCGGTCGTTGCTGCAACGCCGAGTATCGGTGCAGTCCTATATTCTCGTCCTGCTGCCATGTGCGTCTCCTTAGACTCTGACTGTGTATTGACTGCGCCGCCCGAGCGGCATGGGAATGGGAGAGACTGCGGGCGTATAGGCAACCAGCACCCCGCCTTCATAAAAGAACGTGTCCGCTGTCGTGCCGCTGCTACGCATCCCGATACCGGCAGCGTTACTCGGGTAGCTCGCGCTCGTGATGTGCTCCGTGTACATCGCGTTCGCTGTCGTCAGCGTCTTGCTGTACTCGGTGCCGTTCAGCATCAGCTTGGGATCGCCGACACTTGTGCCGCCAGTGACGGCGTTGTACGTCCCGATCAGGCTAGTCGTGTCGTTGTTGCCCGCACCGCTAACGGTATAGCCTGCGGTGAGCGCCGTTGTTGCATTAACAACTAGACCTTGCAACACCACGCCGATATTCGAGCTTGGCCCGCCGCCGGTAGAGTTCGCCTCAACAAGATCGGGCAAGTCTCGTACTGTCCCGCCTAGTGGCGTGTCGTTGTCTTCCACGCCAATGACGCCGAACGCCACTTCGTTCGCTTGTGTCAGCGCTCCGCTCGTATTGCTAGTCGGCGTAGATGTAGAGGACTCGACATTCGAGTTTGATTTGTCGAGCGCCGTGCCGGATGCTTGCAATCCAGCGACTTCTTCGGCAACCACTGCACTCGCGGCAACCGCGCCGTGCGTAACCGTTATAACATCCGTGCTTGCAACAAGCGCCGTGGTATTGAGCGCAACGAATAGAACACTGCGAACGCCAGCACCTGAGCCCGTTGCGGATGCCTGTACGGTGTTAACTGAGCTGTACGTGTTGCCCTTGCTATCCGCGCATGTTGCCGTTGTGCCGGGGCTGCCATCGTCATCGCAGGCGAACCCAACAACAATGGCATTACCGGCCGTCGTCGTGCCGGTAACGGTGTGCGCCGTGGTGGTATGCGTGGCCATTAGGTCTTGGTCCCTGTGCCGCCAAGACTCTTAACTAGCTGAGTCTCGATGTCGCCCCGCTTCGCCCACACCCAGCCGGTATAGCCGACAATCGTCGCACCGGTCAGATCCTCGTCGCCAACGCTCGCCGCTTGGAGCGTGTAGTTCTCCTGCACGTCCGTTGCCGCCGCGTGTTGCTGCCCATTCGTGACCGATAGCGGACGCTCGTTAA